AAGAAAGAAACTGCAGATTATTCAGCTATTACTACTTGGTGTGTGTTTTATCCTGAAGAAATAGGTGGTCCTCCGGCATTATTACTACTCGACGTAAAAAAAGGGCGCTGGGACTTTCCAGAACTTAAACGTATAGCCTTTGACGAGTATAAATACTGGGAACCCGACACCGTTATCATCGAAGCCAAAGCTTCGGGTATGCCTTTGACCCATGAACTGCGACAAATTGGAATACCAGTGATTAATTATTCACCAGGCAAAGGTCAAGACAAGATTGCTAGGGTCAATGCAGTTTCACCACTGCTAGAATCAGGCATGGTGTACGTGCCAGAGACGCGTTGGGCAGAAGAATTAGTAGAAGAATGTGCAGCTTTTCCTCACGGCGATCATGACGATTTGGTGGATTCTACTACTCAAGCGTTAATGCGTTATCGACAAGGCGGACTTATAGGTTTAAACTCTGATGAAGATTTAGACGATGACGAACCTAGACTACTAAAGGTATACTACTAATATTATTATGGCAGACAAGCAACCCACAAATATTGAACGAGTTTCCGACTTAATCGATGTCGATGTCCAGTCTGGCGAAACGGTTGAGATCGAAGAACCACTGCCTACGGACACTGACATTGAAGTAGAATTAAATGACGACGGTTCAGGGACTGTGAACTTTTTCCCTGAAGACGAAATCAAACAACAAATTCCTTTCAATGCAAACTTAGCAGAATTTATGGACGAAGGTGAGCTCGGCGCTTTGAGTTCACAAATCATGGCGGACTATGAAGACGATCAGTCCAGTCGTGAAGAGTGGGAAGACACTTACATTAGAGGATTAGATTTATTAGGTTTTAAATACGAAGATCGTGACCGACCTTTCCCCGGTGCTTCAGGAGTGACGCACCCGATGATGGCAGAGGCGGTAACTCAATTCCAAGCTCAAGCATTTAAAGAACTACTACCATCCAAAGGTCCAGTCAAAACTCAGATCATGGGGGCAGTGACACCAGAAGTAGAAATGCAAGCTAGTCGTGTGCAAGAGTTCATGAACTATCAGATCACTACGGAAATGGAGGAGTACACCCCAGAGATGGATCAGTTACTTTTCTATTTACCTTTAGCTGGTTCAGCGTTCAAAAAAGTTTATTACGATACTATGAAGCAAAGACCGTGCAGTTTGTTTGTGCCAGTCGAAGATTTATTAGTGCCGTATTCAGCCAGTGATTTAAATACTTGTGATCGTATTACGCACGTAGTCAAAATGACACACAACGAAATCAGAGCGCAACAACTTAGTGGTGCATATTTAGATACACCAATCAAACCATCTTACGTTGGAGTTGATGACGTGCAAGACAAAACCGACGAACTCGAAGGTATCGAAGATACTTCCGACATGATGTATGAAATTTTAGAGTGTCACGTCACGCTCGATCTTGCTGGGTTTGAAGATCCCGACGGGATGCACATACCTTACATAATTACGATAGATAAAACTTCTGCAAAAATTTTATCCATTCGTCGCAACTATCGAGAGGATGATCCACTCAAAGCCAAAATACAATATTTTGTGCACTACAAGTTTTTACCAGGACTAGGCTTTTACGGCTTTGGACTCATCCACATGATTGGTGGGCTATCGAGAACTGCCACCGCTACTTTGCGACAGTTGATAGATGCGGGCACACTCTCCAATCTACCCGCTGGGTTCAAAGCTCGTGGTCTAAGAATCAGGGACGACGAGACTCCTTTGGAGCCAGGCGAGTTTAGAGATGTCGATGCGCCTAGTGGTGCACTTCGAGAATCTTTGGTACCACTACCATACAAAGAACCTTCGGGTACTTTGTTAAATTTAATGGGTATCTGTGTCGAAGCAGGACAACGCTTTGCCTCTACTACTAATTTACAAATCGGCGAAGGTAATCAAGAACTACCCGTAGGTACTACCATGGCGTTGCTAGAACAAGGCACACGAGTCATGTCAGCAGTACACAAACGTTTGCACTATGCACAAAAAATAGAATTTAAAATTTTAGCCAGACTCTTTGGTGAAACGCTACCAGCTGAGTATCCATACTTAGTGGTAGGCGCAAATCAAAACATCAAACAAACAGATTTTGATGGCCGCGTTGACATCTTACCGGTTAGTGATCCTAACTTCTTTTCGATGTCACAAAGAATATCGTTGGCACAACAAGAGTTACAACTGGTGCAAAGCAATCCAGATATACACAATATTAAGGAGGCTTACAAAAGAATGTATCAAGCGTTGGGTACAGAAAACGTGGACGCGTTGTTTATGCCAGAACCACCAGCACCAGCACCAATGAACCCAGCTTTGGAAAATGCAAGTATGTTAAGTGGTTTACCAGCAAAAGCTTTTCCTGAACAAGATCATCAAGTGCACATTGAAACGCACTTAGCATTTTTACAAAACGATTATGTACAAACCAATCCTATCACCGTCGGATTGTTGGTGAGCCATATACTAGAACACATTTCTTTCATGGCACAGATGCAAGCTGAACAAGAACTGCAAGCACAACTACAACAAAATCCTGAGCTAGCTATGCAAATGCAACAACAAGAACTGATGAATCAACAGGCGATGGCTCAAGGACAACCGCCCATGCCTAACATGATGCTAGAAAACTTAAAAGCTCAAGCAGAATTAACTTTGACTCAAGAACTAATGCCAAGACTAGATGAGATATTACAAACTGGTCAGGGTGATGCAATCGCTCAGTTGAAAGCACAAGAGCTACAAATAAGAGCTCAAGAAAATGCCGACGATAAAGAAATTGCAGAAAAACGTTTGGAATTAGACGAAGAAAAGTTAAAATCACAAGAAGATATCGCCGCTATGAAGATAGAGGCACAAAGAAACAAAGGAGGTTAAGATAGACGAACTTAATTTCGCGCAATTAGTTCAGCGCGCTATCTCGAAAAGAGAGGAACAAATACAAGAAATACTGCTCAGTGGGGGAATAGAAAACCATGAGCAATATCAAAACTTAGTAGGGCAAGTCCAGGCGTTGAATTTTGTAAAGGATGAAGTAAGACAACTCTTAAAATCATATGCCGAGGAAGAAGACTATGAGTGACTTGATGGGTAAAACCGCACTAGAAGAAAAATGGAAAAAAGAAGAGGAAGCTAAAACACCTCTAGAAAAAGCTTATGAAGGGGGCAAGAAAAAAGACGACCCTGATTTTTTAAATCCTGAAAAGATAGACGAAAGCGTTATGGATCAGTTGCCAGAACCAACTGGCTGGCGTTTATTAGTTCTACCTTTTAAATCTAAAAGAGTAACCGAAGGCGGCATACACTTAGTTGAACAATCTTTAGACCGACAACAAGCTGCCACAGTTTTAGGTTACGTGCTAAAAGTAGGTCCACTAGCCTACTCAGGAGATAAGTTTTCTACCGGCCCTTGGTGTGAAGAAGGAGACTGGGTATTGTATGCACGATACGCAGGTTCTAGAATTGACATCGAAGGCGGTGAAATAAAAATACTTAATGATGACGAAGTCATTGCTAAAGTATCAAACCCAGAAGCAATTCTGCATAACTTTTAACAACATGGAGAGGTACCATGCAAGAAGATAAATTTAAAAATTTAAGTCAAGCCGAAGCGCTTGTACCCCTTGACACTGATGGTGAAGAAGTGGAAGTGGAGCTTGAAGAAGCTACTACTGAAGCAGCACCTGAAGTTGAAGAGGCAGCCGTAGAACTAGAAGAAATAGAAGAACCAAAAGCCGAAAATACCGAACACGACGAATACAGCAAAGGTGTACAAAAAAGAATTGATAAACTAACAGCAAAACTCAGAGAAGCTGAGAGACGTGAACAAGCAGCTACAGATTTTGCCAGCAACGTACAAAAAGAAAACGAAAATTTAAAAACTAAAGCACAACAGTTAGATGAAAATTATATTTTATCTGAAGCTAGTAGAATAACTGCAGAAACAGAAAAAGCAAAAGAAGATTTAAGAAGAGCTAACGAAACTTCAGATATAGATAAACAAACAGATGCACAACAACGTCTAGCTAGTTTAGCGGTAGATGCAAAACGTGTTGAAAGTTTAAATAAAGAAAGGGAGAAGGTAGTAGAAACACCACCTTCTGAAGAAAAACCCGCGCAAACAGCGCCACAAGCAGCACCAGAACAATATCCAGACCCAGATCCAAAAGCTCAAGAATGGGCAGATAGGAATGAATGGTTTGGCTCAGATCAAGCCATGACTATGACGGCTTTTGTTATTCATAATGATTTGATTAGCAAAGAAGGATTTGATCCTAAGTCAGATGAGTATTATACTGAGGTGGATAAAAGAATTAGAAGTGAGTTTCCTCACAAGTTTGACGAAGACACTTCTACTAAAAACCGACCCGTTCAAACGGTGGCCTCTGCAAAACGCAGTGCCAAAACTGGACGCAGCAAATCTGTGAAACTCACACCTTCTCAGGTCGCGATTGCTAAAAAATTGGGTGTGCCACTTGAAGAATACGCGAAGTATGTCAAATAACGTGGAGGACATGACTATGGCAACTAAAAAGACTGACGAAAATCGTCAACCACGCGAGGCTCAAACCAGAGAGAAAACTTCTCAAAGGAAACCTTGGGCTCCACCGTCCGCTTTGGACGCACCACAACCACCTGAAGGCTACGTGCACAGATGGGTTAGATCAGAAGTTAGAGGATACGAAGATCGTAAGAACTTTAGCGCCAGACTCCGTGAGGGGTGGGAGCCAGTTCGAGCTGATGAGTATCCAGACTTTGAATATCCAGCTCTCGACAGCGGTAGATACGAAGGTATTATAGGTGTAGGCGGCTTAATTCTTTGCAGAATCCCTGTGGAATCTGTAAATGAAAGAAGCGAATA